GTCAACAAAATAAAAGATGCAATTAAATTATTAGACGAACAAAATTACGAGAACAATAAAAAACTAATAACAGACGAATAATGAAAAACAAAAATAAATACACATTTTTGGAATGGGTATTTGAAAGAATTGGTCTTGCTAAATTTTTAATATATTTTTATTTTTTACTACTATTAATATCCACGGGTGTACTAACATTTATATGGTGGTTAACCAAAAGATGAAATCAAGCACAGAAGCGGCATTGATAGTAACCGGCATACTTTCAACATTTATTATAGTACTAGCTTTAATTATCTTTTACTACGATTTGTTGTTGCTAATTACGGCAATTTGTCTTTTAGCGACATCTTTTATTTTAGTAATTTACTACTTCTATATTGATATAAAAAAAGAAATAGAATTTAAAAAATATGAATTTGAGTTTGTAACTGAAAGGTTTAGAGGCGATCCAGAGAAACTTCGCTGGTATAAATTTTATAGAGAATTTTTGGGATAAGTATGCTATCTAAAAAAGCAATTCTGACAATAACAACTGCGGTTGCTATTGCTGCTCCGTTGGTTCCAAAAACTGTCAATGTGAATATAACAGCAAAAGAAGGTATACGGGCAGAAAAACCTTATACTAGAGTCAGAACAATATGCGAATTATTTGAAAGTACTGTAGATAGTGGTCGCCAAGTCTGCAAGTATAAATGCAAAGATGGCGACAATGTGATTGTCTCAAAGGTTTATTATAATAGCGGTGCAGTATGCACCAAGACTATAACTGAAACTGTTAAAAAGACTCAGCGCTGAATGCCGCCTGGGACAATTTGAATACCTGTACCAAAGATCATATTGTACTGGTTATAAACATCTTCTTCTAACTCCGCAGTCCAAACAATAGCTTTCTTAAAGATCTCAATTTCGTGATCTTTAGTATATCCTGCGTATGGGATCAATGCCATTGAATGATTGTCGGGTGTAGACTTAGAAGCTACCAACATAACTGCACAAGGTTTTCTAACCTGGATTTTTTCGTTAGCTGCTTCTGAACTAATATCACCAATCACTTCCTCGCCTGTGACGAGTTTAATTACTCTAATTGCCATTTTATATCCTATTATTTGTTGTTGTAGGTGTATGCATCCCAGCCAGCCTTAAACCAATCAATGCCAAAAGGATTGAGCATTTTTTCAACCTTTACTTCCATCAATGCTTTAGTGGACTCAGAAACAACATTTAGGTTTGTTTCTATAGCTGTATGTAAGAAATCACTTTGTGTAGTAACATAGTCTGTCCAAGATTTTTTCAAGACTGGATTAGTTATGTACTTATTAATGAATTGTTTCTTGCCGTTTTGTATTGTATCTATAGTTAGATTAATTGGATCTAGCATTTTGCTTCCTAGTTAAATGGGGCCGAAGCCCCAGGGGTTTTTAGACTTGTCTGTCTTCTACAGGATCTTCTGTTAGAAGTTGTTGCTTACCTTTTTTGGTAGCTTTGCTTTCACCGACATCTTTAACCTCAATTTTCTTAGGCTTCTTATGTTCGGGAATAATGCGTTCCAGAAAAATCTTTAGCATACCATTTAACATAGCAGCATCTTTAACTTCGATTTGATCATCCAATGCGAATGTTCTTGCGAAGTTTCTTCCTGCGATACCTTTGAACAGGAAGTTTTCATCTTCTTCTTGACTTTGAGTATTACCTTTGATAATCATTTTACCATCAGCAAGCTCAATCTCAATATCCTGTTTAGCAAAACCAGCAACAGCTAATTCAATAACATAAGTGTTATCGCCTGTTTTCTTGATGTTGTATGGAGGATAGTTGGGAATGTTTTTTGTTAGATCATCATGCATCTTTGCAATGCGATTGAATTGATCGTCAAAACCAACAAAGAATTTATCGAAGTCCTTATTGAAACCAGGACCAAAAATTGACAAGTGTGTCATAGTGTTCTCCTTAAAATAAGCGAGTTTATAAAAATGCTACCCTTGCGGCGTAGCGTAAATGACGGTTTTATTGGGATCCGTCAACCCTCATCCCATCCCTAGGATATAATTATTTAGTGCTAGTGTTTAATTTTTTCTTACCAATGTTATACTTTGTTTCTAAATTCCATTCATCTTTCTCTTTATGAGAAATGACTTTTATCTGAGACAAAGGTGCATAATCTATAAAATTGCTAGCATTATTAATCGTAATCAAACCCCAATCCACTAGTAATTTTGCGATTGTGTTTCTACGTTGTAAATCGTTATCTGATAGGTCAGCAGTTTTTCCATCCAAAGCAAAAAGCTCTTTAAAATGCACAATAAAATATCTACCTTGTTTATGTAGAATATGGCATGATTGGTATAGTGTTTTGTCCTTCCTAGAAGCGACGCCTATACGTGTTAAAGTTTCTCTTACTTTTAAAAAATCATCTGGTTCAGACAGTACCACTTCCAGCGGGGTATAACCCGGGAAGTTGATATTAATTATGTCAGTACTCATTCTTACCACCTTTTGTTATTCTTCTTTTCATGTCGTCAATAATCGCATCGTTTAGAAGTGGGAGTACTTGTTTGGCTTTTTCTGTGCTGTAGCCATAGTATTCTTTTATTACTTCCAAATCATCGATTTTCTCAGCCTTGATCCATTTATTAAATCTTTTCTTAGGCCTAATGATATTTATTAAAAAATGAAATTGAAGAATTTTATCCAAATGTGGACGGGAATTCATCTCGTTCGCAGGGATAACTGTATCGTGTCCATAGGATAATCCCTTATTAATGATGTAAGGATTATACTGTTTCTCCGACCAATCGTCAACTATGAGATTATCTTTGCTATGATGAATAGCATTGATAAAATCAAACGGCGTTATTGCTGGCGCTTTATAAGGTTCTGCTACAGGTTTTACTACAGGATCTCCAAACAAACTCATAGCATCCTCACTAGCCCAATAGTGTCTATAGTTGTTAGCAATAAGTAATTAGCCAACATCCCAAAACTTTTCCTAGTCCAAGCAGCCCAAGCATACATAGCGCAACCAATAATCCATATAGGATAGAGAACAAGAAGGGGTGGATGTGGTACCGTGGAAGCCATCGTAATGCTACACCCGATAGATATAGCCCAAGCAAGCAACTCAACAAAAAAGCGAAAGCGATTAGAATTCCAATCATTACGAATCCATTCAAATGTAGGTCTAAATAAATCTATCATTTAAATTCCACCGCCGCCATAATTTCAGTCAAGCAAGCTACTAGATTAATTTCTTGATCTGCGCAGAATGCTGCTTTGTACTGATAATCAGCGAGCAGAAGAACTAATTGAGGAACCTGTTTAACTTGTTCTGTTAATGTATCGTAAAGCTTTCTAAAGATTGTGCCAGGATCGTTGTCAATATTGTTAACAACCCAAGTGCGCATTTTCTTCCAGTCACCATCTTTCAAAGATGAGACAAGTTCTTGCATATTAGAATCACTTAGATTAACAAAGATGCCTTCGTCAATTTTACCCGAAGCTGAATATCGTTGTAGCTCATTCAAGACACGTCGATAATCGGGGAAATGTTTCTCAATAACCTTTGCGATTACCTTGCCATCTGCCTCGATATTTTCGATAGACATAATTTCAGTAACACGCTTAAAGAATGCAGATGCAATCTTTGGCTTATCGGCCTTGGGCAATTTAAATTCAAATACTGCACATCGAGAATGTAATGGAGGAATAATTCTATTCTTAAAGTTACAAGTAAGAATAAATCTACAGTTGTTTGAAAACTCTTCAATAAAGGCTCTTAATGCTGGCTGAGTCGAGTTAGGATTTAAATAATCTGCCTCGTCTAAAATAACAACCTTTGGCTTGCCGCTAAATGATACTGTAGATGCAAACTGTTTAATCTTTGTACGAAGAACATCAATACCAGATTCTTCTGAACCGTTAATAACGATATAATCTGTTTCTAGTTCTTCACACAATGCTCGGGCAACTGTGGTCTTGCCCATACCTGCGCCACCGCATAATAGCATATTTTGTATCTCACCCTTTGCCAACATCTCTTGAAAGATTTGCTTTTGGTCTGCAGGTAAAATACAATCTTCTATTTTGCGAGGCCGATACTTTTCAACCCACAAAAATTCATTTTCACGATAATCCATAATAACCTCATAATATTTTAAGCTTCAAGTGCGACTCGGCGCCACTTGCCATCAACTTCAATCCACAGCCTATCATCCTTACCCACAGACATCTTCACATTATTTTGATTAGGAGTAGAAACTTCATTCATGGAATATGCGGGAGATATACCATAAATTGAACCTGTTGTAATATATCCATCACTAAAAGTAATAGACGTGGGCGGTGGTGGCGGCGGTGGATTATTGTTTGCTGTAAGAATAAGTGGTGTAGAACCTAGCGGAGCTAGATGACTTATGTCTTCAGCAACAGTAGTACTATTAGCATCAGGTAAACTGGGGCCAGCCATCTGGGTGGCTCTATCTTGTAGCAAAGCTGCACCATAGCCAGCACCCAGAGCCCCAAACAAACCGAAGCCTTTAATAAAAGAACGACGTCCATTCATTATACCACCGAATCGGGTTCCATTGCGATAAAGTATTCCAATGCCTTTGTAGCATGCTTAAAGTGGAATGCTTTCTTTTTCGAGATTGTTACGATATAAGAATCGGGAACAACTTTGAAGTTTTCAACTGCCATGTGGCAATCAAATGAATGCTCGCTCTTACCGATAATTTTCTTATAGGTATTTGCAGTATCATTTTTCTTATCACCGATAGTCAAAGTAACATCGTCACCTTTGCCTGAAATTGTAATAGTAGGTGCGCTGGTAATTGCAGCTGCCTTCATAATCATGTTCACATCTTCAGATGACAATGTGAATTGATAATGATTGTCAACTTCAATACTTTTATCTGGTGCTGCAACAATAACTGTTGGGCTAGAATAGAAGTATTCAAATTTGCCGTTGTCTTTAGAGATGGTCAAACTTTTCTCACCGAATTCAACATTCTGATTCTCCATCAGTGTTAGCAAAGCCAACAAAGAATTTAAATCATATACTGCAACTTCTGCGGGGAAGTCTTCAGTAACATCCGCTTTCGCAAAGATGTTCTTAGCAGTACTAATTGTGGACAATGTCTTGCCCTTGCGAATCAAAATGTTACTATTGATCGCAGCAAAGTTCTTTAGAACTTGGATTGTTTCATTACTAAATTGCATTATTTAATCTCCTTGGTTTCAATGTCATGCACGTATAACAGCATTAATGCATAGTGTAACACCTTTAGTATGTCTTGTCTATTCCTTCCGGCTTTCTTTCCATACCTTTGGACATATTTCATTACGTTTCCAACCGTAAATCCAACACCATGTCCGCTGTCAATAATAAATTCGGTGGCTTGAAATTTATTCAATGAATAATGTTCGCCATATGTTTTATCTATATACTCTTTAAGTTCTTTTAAAAGAGTTTCCTCATTATATTTGTATTCAATCATTTTACGTTCTTTAAAGTTTTATCAAAATACTCTATTGTTTTTATTAAACCCGCCTCCAACTCGACGGTAGGTTTCCAATTTAAAATTTTCTTTGCAGTTTGTATATTTGGTTTTCTTTGAGTTGGATCATCTTGCGGTAAAGGTTTGTAAATTATTTTGCTGTTTGAATTTGTTAACTGAATTATTTTTTCCGCCAATTCGAGCATTGTAAATTCAACCGGATTTCCAATATTTACAGGACCAGTAAAATGACTATCGGTATTATTCATTGTCATATAAATACCGTTAATTAAATCGTCGACATAGCAAAAACTTCTAGTTTGAAGACCATCTCCGTAAATTGTTATGTCTTTACCCTGTAATGCTTGTACAATAAAATTACTAACAACTCGACCATCTGTTAGTGCCATCTTTGGACCGTAAGTATTAAAAATACGAACTATTTTAGATTGTACTTTATGTACTCGGTGGTAGTCCATAAAAAGAGTTTCTGCGGCGCGCTTGCCCTCATCATAGCAACTACGAATTCCTATGGGATTCACGTTGCCCCAATATTCCTCGCGTTGAGGATGTTCTTTTGGATCTCCATATATTTCACTGGTGCTTGCCTGTAAAATTTTTGCCTTTGTTCTTTTGGCCAACCCCAACAAATTATAAGAGCCAATTATACAAGTTTTTAACGTTTGTATAGGATCCTGTTGATATGCCGCCGGACTTGCGGGGCATGCCAAATTGTATATTTCTTCTACTTCAACATATAAAGGAAAGCAAACATCTTGACGAATAATCTCAAAATTTGGTTTGAGTAAAAGATGTTCTATATTCGTTTTGCTTCCTGTGAAATAGTTATCTACACAAAGAACATGGTTTCCTTCATTAACTAATCTTTCACATAAATGGCTTCCCAAAAAACCTGCGCCGCCTGTAACTAAAATTTTCTTCATTATTAATTATCTTTCATTAAAACTATGTTGGTGGTCTAAAAGGCGTGCGCGCCAATATTCCAATGTTACTACATCTCGATTTAACTCTGGCACGGGAATAGAAGCCACATTCTTACACGTGCTCCAATCAGTTACAACGACGGCGCGCATTTCTTGATACATAGGATCAAGTATAGAAGTTTTAACTATAGGAATACTATTAAATAGTATAGATTCCGTTACTCTATGAGTATCAACCCCATTCCCCCTAGGGCAACATGAAAATTTAGATAAACAAAGAACATACATATAATCCTGAAAAGAAATTCTTTCCGTAATATTTAAAATATTATAACCTAACAAATTTTGTAATTCTTTTCTACTGCTATGTGTTCCTCCGACAGGGGTCGAAACTATATGTATTATTTTATGTGTAGGTAAATCTACATAATCTGTAAAACTGTTTGGTCGTTTATCTCCCAATTCTGAGAGTCCTATGGGGATTTGCAAAAATCTTT